GTTCAGGTCGATCGCCATCTGGTCCACCGCCCCCCCGCATAACAGTCGCTGCGTCGCTGTGGCCGGGTTCCAGTAATCGAATATCCCTACGCTCGGCAGCTCCGTGGCCGGAGAGTAAGTGATCGCCACTCCGACCGGCGCGCCCGCCGCCGGCGGCACCGTGAACGGCACGTTGAGCTGAACGTTGTTGGCATCCACGATCGCCGCCACAAACCGGATCTCGCCGCCCGAGCTCACTGCCTGGCCCGCCTGTAGCCCGTGCGCCGCCGCAAATCCCAACCTTCCGCTGCCCGTGCTGGCCGCCGCCGTCCCTCCCGCGAAATACGCCGGCGACGCACCCAGCGCCGCCTGGAACAGTGGGCCGTAGCTCGGTCCGCTGGCGGATTGCTGCCAGTTCGTCAGAAACGTCCGCAGTTCGAAACTGGTCTGCCGTCTGCCGCCCGGCGGCTGGCCGGGAAACGTCCGGCTCCCCGTCTTGTCCTTCCGCTGCGCCGTCGTGAGTTTCTGTTGGACCGTCAGCTTCAGAGCCGGAATCCGGTTGCCGGATGCGATCGCTCCGACCTGGCCGTAGCTCGCTTCCAGCGCCGTGTAGAACCGGTTTGCGTTAGAGGAAATATATGCCATACTAGCTCACACTCACTCCAATCCCGAAGGTGACCTTCGCCACCTGGATGAAATTCTTCCCGCCCTGCTTGACGGCTCCGAAGGACGCTTCGTACCCGCCCGCGTAAAACATCCCATTGCCCCAATCGCCGCGGTTCGCGGCCAGTACCTGCGTCACGGCGTCCGTGTAGAGTTGCAGGCTGTCCTGCAGCCCGTCCAGCCGGTCCTGGGAATGTCGAACCTCGATGGTCATCTGAGCCGTGCCGGAGAATGTCCGGAACTTCTCCGTCAATTGGTTCGTCACCTTCTCGCAGTACACGTTCAGGTTTGGGTACGTCACCGTGGTGGCGCGTTCGGCCAGGTCCGCCGCCACGTTCTGTGCGCGTATCTGCGTCAGGTCCAGCGGACCGGCCAGCGCCTGGTCCGTAAGCGCGAGCGCGGCCAGGCTCGAATTCACGCCGCTGGCGCCGGTGATGAGTTGCATCACCTGGGCCGTGGTTGTGCTTCCGATTGTCGCTGCCATTAGCCCCTCTGGATCGCCCGCGGCACCGGCTTCAGATAACTGGGCCGCTGCCCCGTTCCCGGCGGCCGCCCCGCCGCCAGGGTTGCCGGCTGCAGCCACGTCTGTCCGATGGCGATGGGAGATCCGTTTTGCAGCGCCATCGAATCGGGACCGGTGCCCACATACACGTTCCACGCCGCCGCGTTTCTTGGCGGAGCGCCCCCTCGGCTCGCCGGCTGGACCAGCAGTGAGCTGGAGGTGGTCGCGACGGTTGCCGGAATGGCGCAAACCCCCTCTTCGCCCCCGGCGTTCACCCAGGCCACGGTCACGTAGTAAGTTCCGTCCGGCAGCGGGGTGCCCGGCGCCGGGGGCGCCGCGGCCGTCACCGTCGGAATGGCCGCCCGCGGCACCGGGACCGACGCCACCCCGATACCGGCCGCCACCAGCATGTCGTACGCCCACTTCGCGCTCAAGTGAAACTGGTCGCGCTTGCCGGCGTAGCGGTCGTTCAACTGGCTGTTGTACGCGTCGCTGTAGACCATTTCCAGACTGCGAAAGGTGTGCCACAGTTTCAGCGCCGGTGTCACCACCACGCTGCCCAGGTTCGAATCGGCCGCCAGCCGGAACAACTGCTCCGAGGAGCTCAGCCTGGTCAGCAGCGCGTTCAGCTCCAGGGCGAGTTCGTCCTGAGCCAGAGCCATTTTCTGCGTCACGTCGATTCCCTCGACGCTGGCCACGTCGAGAAGCTGCGAGTCCTGCGCCGTCAGGTCTTCCATGCTCGATGCCGGACCGTCTGTGAACAGAGCCATGGTCGTTCGCCTAGTCCTTGGAGGATACCGGGGTAGCCCTCAGCTTGTTCAGTTCCGAGGTCGGCACCACCGTGAACTGCACCTTGGCCGTCGCCGCGGCTTGGTCGGCCACTCGCTTGGCCTCCACCTGCGCCGCCCGGAACGTCTTCTCTTCCTGGGGGGTAGCCAGGCGCGCCACGCCATCCACCACCATCTTGGCGGCGATTCCGGGTGTCACTTCCGTCAGAATCCCTGCCTTGCCGCCATCCGGCGTCTCATTGCTCACCACGATTGGAAACGATTCCGTAATCGCCGATTCCTTGTCGCGAATTTTCTGGTAATACTGCCTTAGATCCATCGATTCCTCCTGAATAGAATAGGGGCGAGGGACCCAGAGGGTACCCCGCTCGCCCCCATGCGCCAGACCCGTCTCGGCTAAGTGTAGACCTGCACGCCCGCGCTGTTGCGCAGCACGCCACACCCGTACAGCGCGTCCACCGTGAACTGCTGCGCCAGCGTGTTCGGCTGGTAGCTCATCACCACGCGCATTCCGAAGTTGCCCAACTCCGCGTATTCCGCGATGGCGCCGGTTCCGGGCAGCGGTTGCGGCAGCCGCCGGATCACCAGGCCGATGGCGCTCCTGGTGAACGCCATGTTGTGGGTGGTCACCGTGGTGGTGCCCGTCTGCTGTACGAACTGCGAGCGGAACACGTAGAAGTCTTTGAACTTCCCGATGGTGCCATCGATGAGCGCCAGAAGGCCCGCCTCGCCCGCATTCTGGAATTCGTTGAAGAGCGGAATCTGCCGCCAGGCTGAATACGTCGCCGCGTTCACCACAAAGTACTTCTGCTCGTTGGGCGGGACCATCGCCAGGAACAGCGATGTCTCCGCCGCGTCGATCACGGCTTCCGTGATCGGCGTCGCCGGCGTTCCCACCGCCGTGTTGGTCGTGAAACCGGCGTACAGGCTCAGAAGGTCGGTCTCGATTCTCTGGGCGATGGCGGCCACCGACGGCTGCATGTAAATCTTCAGCAGGTCCGGAACCGCCAGCACCTTGGTCACGTCTGGAATCTGGAAAGTCGCTTCCACGTGCGTATTGAGCACAATCTGCGCGTTTCCCAGACTGGGGTTTTGCGTCTGCACCGAGTTGCCTTCGAGGATGTTGTTCGCCACCATCGTCGGCGGAATCGGTACGTTTACTGTGTCGCCGGCATTCGCCAGCACCGGCTCGTAATCGCGATTCACCAGGTTCCCCATGATGAGGTTCCCGACCAGCGCCGGCAATGCGTCCGCCGCCACCAGCTTGACAATCGCGTTTGCGACGTTAGTTGAGGTAATAGCTGCCATTCGTTCTCCTTGACTTGATTGTTCTTGCCGGCCGCCTGTGTTTCGGCCGGTTTGTTACTACAGGCCCCGAAGGGTCTGCGACGCCACGCGCACGATTTCCTCTCGTACCCGCTGCATCTGTTCCGCGCTCATGCCCGGGCGGATCTGTTCGATGCTCACCGTTTCTCTGCCCGCCGGCGGCGCCTTGAAGGTCGCGGTCATCCCCGTTCCTCCGGCAATGCGAGCCGGCAGAAACTCCGGATTCTCATTCACGAACGCCGCCAGGTATTCTTTCAACGGCGTCTCGCCGGCGTCGGTCCGGGCCACCAGCCGCCCGTCCTCGGTCCGCACGATCCCGTCCTGCACCGCCTTGAACGCAAGGTCGATCTTCGCCACGCCCAGCCGCTGCAGTTCGGCTCTCACGGCCGAGCTTCGCTCCGCTTCCGCGGCCATCTGGCGGCTGCGCTTGTTCTCCGCCACCAACTCGTTCAGCCGGCGCTCCAGTTGCTCCCGGCGCTTGCGCTCCTCCTGCAGTTCCGCCTTGTAAGCCGGCTCGGTTTTGGACTGCTCGTTGGTCGCGAACTCCTCGATCGCCTGCCGCACGATCGCTTGAACGTCGATGCCTTCCATATGCCTCCTAAGAAACTTCCTCTACGTATTTCATCCGATCGATCTCGTCCGCCACCTGGTTCTTGACTTCCTGGCGCGCATCGTTCAGGTACTTGAAGGCCAGCTTCTTGAAGAGCTGCTTGGTCAGCGTCTCCGAGCCGATCCCCAGATCCAGCAGTTTCTTGGCGTCGTCCAGCTCCGTGCTGAGATCGTCGATGTCGAACTCGTCCAGACCCGAGACGGCGATCGAAATCCCGTCCTGCCGCGCCGCCGCGATGGCCCACAACACCTGCTTCATGGTCTCTTTCACGGCATCGCCGTACCCCCTCAGCACCTCCTGCGTGGTGTTGAAGTCCAACTGCTTGCTCAGCGCGGACTGCTGGCTTCCGCCGCTCGCTTCTCCGGCCTGGATCATCAGGTAGCAGACGCGGTAGATTTCGTCCTTCAACTGGACCAGGTTGTCGGCCGCGATCTGGTAGACCTTTCCCTCCGGCTCCGTCCATCCGAATTTGTCATCCGGCCCAAGCTGGATGTAATACGACTCGCCCACAATCTGGTTGAATTCCCGGTCCGAATAGACCACCGGGCTGGCGAACAGGCCCATGGTAAGCGCCCACGAAAGCGCGTTGGACTTGTTGAAGTGTTCCAGTTGCAGAAGCGCGGCTTTATTCAGCAGCCATAGCCCCTCCGATACCTTCATCTGGAACATGGGCACCCGCCGCAGCGACGCCAGCCCGTGCCGCCCCTCATCCATCAGCTCGATGGGGCTCGAATCGCCCGCCTTCCGATACATCTGGAAGTTCTCGCGGTCGTAGTAGATCCACCGAGTCTCCCGCTCCCATTTCGCATCCGTGACCTTGGATTGTTGCAGGCAGGAGGTGCGGATCACCGCCCACTCCAGTCCGCCCGATGGGTCGTAGTTCCAGTTGATGACCTCTTCCGGCCCGTAGTCCACCAGGTACGCTCGCGATCGTCCCGAAGCGTCCTCTTCCGCTCGCGTCAAGGGAGCGGGGGATCCCGCCGGGCCAAGCCGCGGAAAGTCCACCACGATGAAGCTGCTGCCGCATACCATGGTCTGGATGAATCGTTGGCGGAAAAATTCGCTCAGGCTGGTTCCCCGCAAATCGCAATCGTCCGCCAGCGCCGTGTAGAAGCTCTTGGCGGCTGTGTCGCCTCCTTCCATCAACAGGACCGGCTCGCGCCGCATCAGCGTCGCCGCATACCAGTCGACAATCGACCCGATGTAGTTTTGGTAGAACACGCGGCTCAGCCGTTCCTGGTAGACCTCGCTCGGCTCTTTGTGCCGGCGCACCAGGTATTCCATGGCGTCCGCGCGCAATCGTTCGCCGCCCGCGTAGAGGTCCTTGTACTGCTTCCACATCGCCTTGCGCGCGATGTACTCGGGATGTTCCCGGTTGATGTTGTTCATGGAAGAATCCGCCCCCGTTGCTCCCCGATTATTCTGACCGGTCTGCATTCCTGCCAGAGCAGATACCCCAGTGCGTCGGACAGGTGCGTTCTCAGCCGGTCCCGGTCCTTGTCGATCTGGCAGGTGCCGGCCTTGAAAGAGACCTGCTCGAAATCCATGATCAGTTCCTTGCACTTGAAGTCCACCAGCAGCCCGATCTCGCCGGCGGCCGATCGCAGCCTGGAGTTGGTCAGATTGATGCGTTCCCGCACGCCCGGATTACTTTTCGGCACCTTGTACTTCACCGTCATGCTGGAGTGGATCTGGAGGTACTCGCGGATCATGTCGTAGTCCGTAGCTCCGGTGGTGTGTTGCTGGTTCCCCGAAGCGTCTCCGTAGACCACGATGCCGGCGGGTTCTATTGGAAACCGTTTCAAGAACTCCTCGCAAGCCTCGCCAGTGGTGGCGTGCCGGATCACGATTTCATCCAGCACCAGCACCCTGCCGCGCACCAATTGCACCACCAGCGAGCTCATCGGATCCACATTGAAGTCCAGCGCCCAAAGCAGCGGAAAACCAGGATCGAAACTCAAGTCCGCAAGGTTTTCGTTGCGCGCGAAAGAGGCATATACCAGCGCGCCGTCCAGATTCAGGTACAGGCCCAATACCTCCTGTTGATAGAAGCGCTCGTCGTAGCTGTCTTTGAGTCGCTCGTAGTAATCCGGAGTGTATTGGAGAAGGTGCCGGTTCTCGAGCGGCGGGGCGACGATCGCTTCGTACCCCTTGACCGGGTTCCCCAGAAACTTCCGGTACACCCAGTCGTGGCCTTTGGGCGTCCACGCCGCAAAGCCGCAAAGACGCTTGGCCTTGGGGTCTCGCAAACGCCCTTCCAGGCGCAACCACGCTTCTTCCTGGGTATAGGTCAGCTCGTCGAGGCCGAACCATGCCAGGTTGGTGCCGCGCAACCGCTCGAATTCGTCCATGGGCCGGAACAGGATCTTGGATCGCGTGTCGCGCATGATCAGCGTGTTTTCCGCCTTGTTGTGATCGAACGGAATCTTGTTTCCATCCAGAATCTCGAACAGTGCCGCCTGCGTCGCATCCCGCAACATCGGAAAGGTCGGCGCGCCCATTAGTCCCAGGCGCCCCTGGTTCAGATAGCTGAGACGGATGGCTTCCTGGCAGAGCGCCTGGCTCTTCCCGCTGCCGATGGGCCCCGAGAAGCCCTTGAATCGGGCCTCCGAGTAGTGAAACTTCTTTTGCGAAGGCAGCGGGTCATAAGTTATTTCGCGGAGTCTGGTATCACTGGCGGTTCGACCCAT